TAAATCTATATCTATTTATTTTCTATTTTATTTATTTTTTCCTATTTTTTCTATTTACTTCGTCTTGGAAGTAGACGTCTTACCATACTTAGCGATGTAGCGTTCGCGACCACTATCCGTGAAGAACCATGCATTACCATTCTTCCACCACTTACCGCCGCGAAACGTCCCCTTACCGTAGTGCTTGTAATCTTCCTTGGGAACTAGGGCATATCCACGCTCCAGTTTCTTCCAGTAGACCTTGCGAGAATTGAGACCTGCGCGATCCTTTTCTACCTTACGCATCTTCTTTGCTCCAAGATCCATTAGATCCTGAACAAGATGATCCTTAAAGAACCACGCGTTGCGATTAGGCATCCACCAACCTCCAAGGAAGTACTTTGTACCAGCAAGAACATCATCTGCCTTATCCGGAATGAGAAGATACCCCTTACCATAAGGCTTCAGACGCATTTCACTCAGGTCGAACATGAATGTATCGCCTTCGTTTTCACTCTCACTTCCACTCTCTGCCTCATCTACGGTCTCATTCTGCATCTCTACAAGCGCCTCAGCTGCCTCTTGATCGGCGCGAGCGAGTTCCTCATCACTGGGAATGTAATCACCATCTTCGGCACTACCGGTGTATACATCCACATCAAAGTTATCTTCGTGAATGAGTGTAGACAAATCATCCGAGAAGAAATAATTCTCTTCTGTCTCTTCGTTGAATGCCCATAGGCTCATATCTCCGAAACGCACTACATTACTACCATCAGCGTTCTGCTGGATAATCCGACAATCTACGCCGTGCTGAGAAAATCCGCGGTGGTAGAAGTCTAGCGCATCCTCAAAGGTCGGGAACTGGTCTGTAAACAGCATTGTCCCATACACTGGAATACCGACATAGAACGTATGCGTGTCCTTCATCTCATCCGTAAATGAGATTTCGTCCGGAACAATCTCATCCTCTACTTCAACGGTAATGTCCTCGTTCTCGCTCTCGCCACGAGTAAAGATGTAGGGTTGACTCGCGATGTAAAGAGTATCTTCGTTATGCTGAAGAAACTGAGACCGCTCATCATCTGCTTCCGTGCGCGTATCATACGTCACCGAATAAAGACGAGTAGCGGAACTATTCTTCGTCTTCGAACGACGAACCTCGATATGGAACGAGAATCCATCGTGTTCCTTGTCGTAGGACACCTGAGAGCAACTAATATAGTGCAGGCGATTATTGTTCGCATCATACTTGAAGGCGTCAATGTACTTCGAACCCGTGCGACAGGAGGAATAATACTGAGTGTAAAACTCACCATCAGACTCGCCGTCACGAGTAAGGGAAATGGGAACGACAACAGCGTACTGAGGAGCCATGATTGAGTGTTTGTGTGTTGAGTTGCGTTTCTTACTATGTAAGTTACTCTTTTGTTGTAGTGAAAAATCGAATCAATTTTTTTTTGTTTCATTAAACTCTATTATAAATTTTGCTCTTTCATTCCTTATTATACTACAAAATCTAGGTTACCTAAATTATACCTAGACGATTTGACTAATTATAAAATAAGAATAGTAAAACAAACATTCGTTTACAATGATGTTTCAAAGAGAGAATTATCCATAGTTGCTCCCATTATTTCATTAAATACCTCATTTTCGTCCTCACTTTTTATAGAATCAGTGTCAGAAATTCTAGGACTTGATGCGTTTGAAATTGAAGCATATCTTGATCGTTTACCAGTTTCTAAATCTATAGTTTTATGAAGCATATGTCTTTTTCTAACTCGGTTTTCTCTATTTTCTATTATTTTATGTAAATTTTGATTATATTTTTCGAAACGATGATGCATTTCAAATAGATTATGTGGAGTTTCATGTATTCTATTTCTCCATCTCCATTTCATATAACAAAGCATTAACAATTCAATAAGGATACCAACATTTCCACAAATAAGTGGAACCTGAAAAATTAGTATAGAATAGGTTAAAAGAGTTCCAGCTGTAAATAATTGAATACCTAGAAATATTGGTGAAATATCTTTGGCACTTTTTGTTGTATATGTTCTATATAATTGAGGAATCATAGAAAGAATTAAAAGACTAGAGCCAATATATCCAAATACATTATCTAACACTTCACTCATAATTATTGTATAACTTGATACTAATTATCGCTATTACTAAAATATGGTTTTATTGTTTTAAATAGGATAATAATATTTTTTTCTTATTTAAAAAAAATCCTAGAATACTTTATATAATTATAGTATAAATATGTCAACACTTTCAAATCATAATAATGAATTAACTAGAATAAAACAATACAATTTACGAAGCAATGTATATAATGGTAGAGATCCTGATCGCTATTATTTAGAAGAGTATTTTAAGAGAAGACCAGCTTTAAATGCTGTTTTAGCAACTAATTTTGATAATTCTGATGCTGTACAACCATCAAATACAGTTATTAGAACAGCAGAAAAGGTAGCGAATAAAGATTTTGAAATAGACGGAACTAGTATGGTAACTTCTCAAGTTACATTTGATACAACATATGCTGGTATTAACATACAGACTGGTACATCAAACGACGATCAAGCTATAGTATTACCACATTTAGATGCCAATCAGACCGCATGGACGGGAACTAGATGGAGCATAGATAAAGAAGTTATATGGGAATGTGCTATTGTAGTTAACGATACAAGTAGTACAGGATTTTGGGCTGGATTAAAACAATCAAAGGTTGGTAAATATAATAATACGGATTCTCATCAAGCATATTTTTTATATGCTAAAGATGCAACTACCTTAGGTACATTAACAACACCAGCTAATTTACATTTTATATATTCTACTGGAACCGGTGTACATTATATAACTGATTTAAATATTGCTATTTCAGCAGGTACATTATATAAATTAAAAATAATGATTGATAAAGAACGAAAGGTATCCGTATATGTGAATGGAAAGGTATATGGATTAACTACAACTAGTGGAGGAAGTGGAACGACCGTTTCTAATACAGGACAAAAATCAGCAGCTTTAACTACTGCACAAAATTTAATACCTTATATTGGTATTCAAACATTTACAACTGTAGCTAAAAGTCTTACCATTTGTTATGAAAAAATAAGTCGTGTTATTTAGATAATCATTTATCCACATCCTCACCCTGCGTGTAAAAAATTGATTTTTGTTTTCAACTATTTTTAACTATCATTACTACAGTTATAGCTGTATTATCACATAACAATATGCCTCGTATTCCAGAGATTTACTCCCTAGATGGAAACATTGGTAGTGGGAAGTCAACCTTCCTAGAATATCTATCTAAACAATTCGGAAAAATTGTATTTGGTAGACAAATTATTTATCTTAAAGAACCGGTTGATGTTTGGGAATCTATCCAAGATTCTAAGGGTAATACTATTTTGAAAAAGTTTTATAGTGATCAAAAGCGATACTCATTCTCTTTTCAAATGATGGCTTATATAAGCCGTCTGGCTCTTCTGCAAAAAACTATTAAAGAAAATCCAGGTACAATTATTATAACAGAGAGATGTGTACATACTGATAAAAATGTATTTGCTAAAATGCTTTATGATTCTGGTATGATTGAAGAAATAGAATATAAAATTTATCTACAATGGTTTGATACTTTTATTGAAGAACTACCGCTTTCGGGAATTATTTATATGGATACACCACCTACATTGTGTCAAGAACGAATTGAAACACGTGCTCGTGATGGAGAAAGTATACCGCTAGATTATCTAGTTTCTTGCGATAAATATCATAAAGATTGGATGAAAACTTATCCGGATGCAAAACTGTTGTTTCTAGATGGAAATATTGAAAAAAATGAAAAGACTTATGAGGAACATCTAAATCAAGTGCGTGATTTTATTACGTGGAGGTAATCATATAAAAGTGTTCTATAATAAAATAAGTAAATATACTATACAAATAAGATGAAATTAACCGACATTTCTCAATATCAAAAATTAAGTGATTATCTTCCAATTTTTACAGGAACTCTTATAGCTGATTTAGTAATTATTTTCATATTTAGTTATACAATGTTTAAATCAAATGTGCTTATGGTATGGTATGAAAAATATGGATTATCTGCCGTAATTGCTGATGTTTTTATTATTGTAATTGGTTTTATATTAGCTAGATTATTATATCCACGTTTGTTTAAAAAGTGGAATTTCTGGAAATTTGCTGGTCTTCTTCTTGTAATCCAAATTATTCATGATTTACTTTTTGCTGCCTTTTTTACATCAGTTCCTAGAAAAATGAATCGTATGTTGGATGTATTTAAAGATTATGCAAAAGAAAATTCATTTAAGGCAATCCTAGGGGATTCAGTTGTAACATTTTTAGCTGTATTATTTGCTTCTATTTTAGCTGGTAAATCATTTCATACGCAACTAATTACATTATTCCTCGCTATTTATCTTCTTCCTTATTTACTTTACGCTAAAATCAATTAGTTAATAAAATATTATAAAAATCTAGTATTACATTATATTATATAATGGCAGACGTTCAACCTAATCCACGTGTAAACCCAGTTGCTGAACCAGCCCCTGAACCAGTTGCTGAACCAGTTGCTGAACCAGTTGCTGAACCAGTTGCTGAACTAGCCCCTGAACCAGTTGCTGAACCAGTTGCTGAACTAGCCCCTGAACCAGCAGCAGAAGAAAATGAACCTGAAGAAGAAGAAATAGATCAAAGAGCACAAGAAGTTGCAGAAGAATTAGCGCAAGAAGCTCAAGAAAAGACTGTTACTGAAGAAGATATTGCTGCTGCTGAAGAAGCTGCCATGGCAGAACTTGCTGCCGAACAAGAGGAGGTTAGTGCATTAGCTGCTGAAAAAGCCGCAGAAGCTGCTGAAAGAGCAGCAGAAGCCGCAGAAGAAGCTGCTGAAACATCTAGACAAGAAGAAATAAAAGCTAAATTAGAAGCAACAAAATCGGAAGCAAAAGCAGCCTCAAAAGAAGCAAAAGATTTACGTAAATTAGCTATTGAAGCACGCAAAGTAGCAAATGAGGCGCGTCAAATAGCAAATAATGCAAAGACTTCTGGAGTTGTTATGGAACAACCAGTTGAAGCACTAGCAGTCGCTCCTGAAGAAGAAGCACCAGCAGTCGCTCCTGAAGAAGAAGCACTAGCAGTCGCTCCTGAAGAAGAAGCACCGGCAGTCGCTCCTGAAGAAGAAGCACCAGAAGCACCTGCCGTCGCTTCTGGAAAACGTAAAAGATTACGTTCAAAAAAATTAAAAAAGAAAAAAGGTAAAAAAACACATAAATCGGGTAAAAAATTACGTAAATCTAAAAAGAAATTAAGAAAAACGAAAAAGAAATCAAAAAAATAAAGTAATAACTTAAACTATATAATACATTATATCTTAAAGGTAAATGTTTTTCTTTCTTTATCACCCTTGATTTTAGTGCGTTTTCCTAGAAATAAGAAATAACGTTTTGCCAATTTATAATGTTCCATTTTTTTCTTTTTAATTACCTTTAATCGAACATAAAGTATCATTCCAACTTGCCATATTCTTTTATGTGGATATTTTCCAGTTTTATACAATTTTTCTAGTTTTTTAATGGTTTCTTCTACATCTTCTATTGTAGTATATTTTATTGGTATTGTATCACTAGGGTCTTTATCAATATATACATCAAAAGAACGTTTCGGATCATCTGGATTATAAAGAAATTGCATTCTTGGTTTCTTTAAAGTTTTTTTTATTTTTCTAGTATTTAATATGTTTTTAAAACGTCTGTTTTTTTGTTTTGTTCTATGTTGTTTCATAGTTCTTAAATATAAAAAATATAAAATTGCGGGACAATTGATTAAGAAGCATAACCAAGACCACCTTTACCGCTAGTAATACGAAGAACGTTGTAATTTAAGGCAAATACACTTAAAGTATCAGCAGATTTTGCGGAAAGCGTAAATTTCAATTTAGGTTTATCAATCTTGGAAAAGTTAGCAGTTCCACTTGGTTGATATTCACATGGATTTAATGCAAAGGAATACATGTAAATGTGCTTAGATGGAACACAATATCCTGCTCTACGTGGTTCAATAAGACGGAAATAACTGGCATTTTGTGCCGCAAATCTTTCACTAGCATTAAATAATAATGTACCTGTTGTAAATAACTCGTTACTTGTAACACCAGAAATTACTTCTTGATGATTTGAGTTATTTGTTACAGAAGTATAATTAAAGTAATCATTGCTATGTGTTTTATCAGAACCGTCAAGGTTAGCTGTGGCATCCATTTTTCCAGCTGGAAGTGTAGTGCTAGTTAATTCAGTATTACTCGTAGAATCACGGAATACCCAAAATAAAGATTTGACTGGATGAGAAAATTGGATATTAGCTGAATATCCACCCGTATTAGAACTTACATCAACGTCTAAGTTTTGTACTTGTTCAATTAAATATTCGTGTTTCATTTTAGCAAAGCGGCGTCTTTCTTCCGTATCAAGAAGGATGTATTCAGCATATAATTTAACATTAGGAGCAGATGGAGAATATGAAAAATTTCCAGTTCCTCTATCGGAATTTACTAATCCATACATACCACGAGTTGTTAAACGAAGACGAACATCTTGATATTGAAGAGCACAAAGAGGAAGCGCTAATCCTGGATTACGGCAAAACCAAAATTTAAATGGAACGTAAGTAACGAGAGCATCTAATGCATTTTTGTTTAAAAGGTATGTATCTTTAGCATCATGTTTATTTAACATGGTATGTTCATCCTTGTTTTTATCCGTTAATTCGTTGTAAATATCTAACCAAGTTCCGGTTTGTGTTTCAATTCTGTTAGAACCTAAAAAGAATTCAGCGGTTTTAATATAAGCGTGTCCTGTATTGTTTGTCCAGTTTTGATAGGTTGCATTTCCAGAAATGTCTTCACTTGGGAAAGTTACTTTAAGATACATGTCGGAAAGAAGATCTAAAGCGTCACTCTTAGATATAATGGAATTAATGACTTGTCCTGAATTCGTGACTGTTTCGTTAAATGATTGTTCAATTACTTCTTTGGCAAAATTCGTGTGTCTATGATAAACAGCTTTAAAAAGAGTAATTTGTGGGTTGTTGGTAAGATACATATCTTGAGCACTTTTCGCTGCGAGTTGCATTAAACCTCCAGTCATTGTGGCTTATTAATATACTATCTATGTAGAAAATATTTAAGTATTTTCTTTTTTCAATTATAAAATATTTAGTTTTATTTATATTTTTTCTTATATTTTTTATTTTAATTTCGTAGTAGTTTCTACGCTTAGTTAGAGTAGGCAAGACCACCCATACCGCTCATGATGCGGAGAACGTTGTAGTTAAGAGCGTATACGTTTTCAACTTGGGCGCTAGCAGAGAATTCAAGGAAGGCGCTGTCGATTCTTGAGAAGTTGCATGTTCCAGATGGTTGGTGTTCTTCTGGTTTGAGGGCAAATGAGTAGACATTGACATCACGAGCAAGTTGTGAGCATCTTGAAACTGGGCTTTGACCACGAGCAACAATAGAAATAGATACTGAATCATCAGCTGTTGTTGCTACAAGGAAGGCAGTAGCAATGGCATCATTGTCATCTTCAACTTCAATACCGATATTAAATCCATTAGTTTGTGCAGCAACACTGTAAACTTGAAATATACCTTTTCTTAATCTGTCACCTGTAGCAATTTCACTATGATCTCTGAATTCAACATCTAATAAATCACCAACATTTGGGTAATTAGAGGCTGTTGTGCTAGCGATAAAATTTGTACCAATTAATAAATTTAATCGTGTTTTAGTGCCTGATGTAGCACTAACAGTACAGTGAAGAGTTGCAGCAGTTGTTCCTGTAGCTGTACCAGCGTCTCTATAAGCAATTACGACTGGTTGTACTAAATTTGGTCTTTCAGTTTCTTTAACGTTGTATCCTGGAACAGCGGTGTGGTGATCAGCTGGTTGACGAAGTTGGAAGTATTCACGTCCACGTTCAGCAAATCTATCGTGTCCATTGAGTGTAATCTTAGCTTTTTGTGTTGTAACATTAGCGGTAAGGTTAGTCCAGTATAAAGCTTTGACTGGGTGGTTAAAGTTGAGTTTGTATTTAGAGTTACCACTTCCTTCGGCTTGAACTTGAAGTTGTTCAATAAGGTATTCGTGACTGACTTGAGCAAAACGTCTGCGTTCATCAGTATCTAAATACATGTAGTCAGCCCAGACGGCACAGGTTGGTGTAGCGGAAGTTCCGTCTTCTCTACCAACATTAGCTGAAGTTCCCCATGTAAATTTCAATTTGACTTCGTGGTATTGAAGAGCAATAAGTGGAAGAGCAAGACCTGGGTTGCGGCAGAATGAGAATTGAAGTGGAACTTGGACGAGTTGTTGACTAGTTTGACTGTTAGTGTTTAAACCATTAGTGAAAGCACCAGTCATGTATTTAACACCAGCAGCTTTAGATTCTGGGGTGCTTAATTCAGTCCATACTTGCATCCATTCTTTGGTGTGTTTGTCAATTTCTTGACCACCGATTTCAAGAACAACTTCACTGACTAATTCATCACCATTTACGGCAGCACCGGAAGTTGTGTTGGCGCATGTAACGTAAACACGTCCGACTAAATCACCGTTGCGGGCAATAGTGACGGTTCCGTTAGTGGCAGAGGCACCAATAGTGCTAGTTCCGTTAACGGTTTGTTCAATGGATTCCATTGAGAAGTTAGTGTGTCTGCGGTAGACAACCTTGAAGAAGGTAATTTGTGGGTTACCTGTAAGGTAAACATCTTGAGCTCCGTAAGCAACGAGTTGCATTAATCCACCTCCGGCCATAGTTTTGTGTTTTGATATTATTAACAAAGAAAAAAAAATACATAAAATAAAAACGAATCTTTTTATTAATTTAATAAAAAATAAAATACGAAAACAATTTCTGTTGTTTTTATAATAAAATATCCAAAATTATAACATTCTAATATCCTAACATTCTAATATTCTGACATTATAACAATTAAAAAGGCGTCTGTTTTACTAAAACTTTATCCTTTGTAATTTTTCCAGCATCTACATAAAGTAGTCTAGACATATGGCGTAATAAATCCTTATCGTGCGTGATAACCAATAAAGTTTTTTCATGTTTTAAAGATTGTAGTAATTTAATTACACGATCTCTATTTTCTTCATCTAAAGCAGATGTAGGTTCATCCAAAATTACTATCTTACTCTTTTTAACTAAGCAACGTAATAACCATACAATTTGTCTCTGTCCTCCACTTAAAAACGAACCTTTTTTTCCTACCAATTTATGCATTCTACTAGCAAATATATCTGCAATTTCATTCATTTCTAATTCTCTTAAAATATTTAAAAATGTTTCTTCTGTTACTTCTCCTTCTTTAAATCCATAACTAAGATTTTCCCATAATGTTCTATTAAATAAGGACGGCGTCTGTGGCACATATTCAATCATATTTCTTAATTTTTCTAATCCTATATCTTTTACATTTCTTCCGCCAATAAAAATATCTCCTTGTGTCGGTTGTTGTAATCCCATTAATAATCTTCCAATTGTAGATTTACCACTTCCTATACTACCCATAATTGCGACACTTTCACCTTGTTTTATAAAGATTGAAACATCTTTTAGTATATTTTTTTTACCATCTGGAGTTTTATAATATACATTTCTCATATCAATATCAAATCCTCCTAGAGTATTATTTTTATTTTTAGGTTGTTCAATCTTATCAGGTAAACTATCAATAAATTCGTTTACATACGCTAAATTAGCCTTCAATTCTATGTAATTTCTAACATTTTTAAAGTAAACAATGAGAGATCCTAGAATATTGTAATTAAGAATAAATATAGATGTTAATGCCGCAATCTTAATTTTACCCGTCTTAAATAAATGTAATGCTGTATAATTCAATCCAATAAATATTAATATGTTTAAGATTGAAAAGTATATTCTATATTTCATATTACATTTACCACGTTTGATTGTAATATTAGTAATTTTGGCGGTTTCATTCTTCATTTTATTCATTTCATCTTGTTCTTTATTGTTTGCATATACCGTCACTAAATTTGATAAACTATCTTCTATATTTCCGTGTGCTGTATCATACTCGTTTTCTTCGATAATCTTAAAATGTTTACAATTGGCATAAAAGTGTTTTCCACAATAAAGAAGGACACATACACCAATTACATAGACAAAACCTAGATATGGACTTTGATACGTTAGATATCCAAAATTAGAAAGAATCACAACAGAATAATTTAAAATAAAATCTTGTATATTATCCTGTATATCT